AATATAGGAATTAAATTATGTTATATCTACAAAAGGGACAACAAAACGAATTGGTGATGAACATTAACAACAATACTACTACAACATTTAGTACGTATGTGTTAGAGTTTACCCATATTATGTCACAAGAGGTTAAAAGTTATACAGTTGATACATCTAATCCGTTAGAGTATGCACAGAATATTAGATATTGTGAAATTATTCTTAACCTTCAAGACGCGGGACAAGATTTAAATTACGAAGGAGAATATCAATTAAAGATTTATGGTAATGGAACTGAATTGGTTTTCACAGGTATTGCAATACTTGAGGGAACAGAAGAAGAACCATTATTCACACAATATATTTCTCCAAATGAAGTAAATGAAAATTACATATATATAGAAGATTAATTATGAGTGAAGAAATAAAGAAAACAGAATTTAAAAGTATAAAGTTTAGTGCTGCATCTGTACCAGTTTTCTCTGAGGTATTACAACGTAGTCCTTGGGTTTATTATGGTGAAAACAATTTGTTACCACAATACTTTATAGAATTGTATGATAACTGTGCAATTCATAAGGCGGTTGTTACCTCAAAGGTTAATCAAATTATGGGTGATGGTTTGGTATCATTAAACAACCCAATGGCAACCGTTAATTTAATTAATAGTAGAGAAAACGTATCTGAAGTAATGAAGAAGGCCGTATTGGACTTTATGTTATTTGGAGGTTTTGCTTTAAATGTAATTTGGACAAAAGATAGAAAATCAATTGCAGAGATTTATCATTTAGATTTTAGTAGAATTAGAAGTGGTAAATTGAATGAAGATGATATGGTAGATACCTACTTCTATTGTCCTGATTGGAGACAACTTAAAAAATATCCACCTGAAGAATATCCCGCATTTAATCAAGAAAAGGGTGGACCATCACAGATTTACTACTTTAAATGTTATCAACCAAATTTAACATATTATCCTATTCCTGACTGGTCTGCTGGTCAACGTGCAATTGAAATTGATATTGAAACCAAGAACTTCCATATGAACAATTTACGTTCAGGAATGGTTCCATCACTTTGGATTAACTACAATAATGGTATCCCTGGTGAAGAGGAACAAAGAATTTTGGTTCGTGCTTTAACTGAACAATATTCAGGAACAGACAACGCAGGTCAAGCAATTATTTCATTCAACGAAAGTAAGGAGTTAAGTCCTGAAATTGTACAAATCCCTCGTAATGATAATGACAATTATTATCAATCACTTAATGATGACATTACCCGTTCAATATTATCCGCACACAGAGTTTCTTCTGCTGAATTATTTGGTATTGCTACCGCTGGTAAATTGGGAGGAGGTAATGAGATTGTTGAACATTCTGAGTATTTCCGTAAGATGGTTATTCAACCATATCAAAACGAAATTCTTCCGTGTTTTAATAAATTGGTTTCGTTGAAATTCCAAAAACCAACAACGTTTGAAGTTAAACCTTTATCATTATTCTTAACAGGAGATGTTAGAGAAAATCCTGTTGTTGATGATGCACCTGTAACACCTGTTCAGGTTGGTGAAGAAGAAATGTCAATTAATGAAAACATCAAAGGATTGAAAGGACGTGAATGGCAGAATATGATGAGAGTGGTAAGAGAATATAACAAAGGAAAAATAAACCGTGTACAAGCCGCACAAATGTTAATGTCAGGTTATGGATTAACAGAAGAACAGTGCAACGCGTGGTTAGGAGAAGAAGAAACAGATACATTATAATATGGGAGTTTTATTAATTTCAGAAACAAAATTAAAAGCGTTCACCAACATTAATAAGAATGTTGATATGGATGTTTTGAAAGCAGAAATACAAATTGCACAAGATATAGATTTACAAACTATATTAGGTACAAAATTTTATAATCATTTATTGTCACAAGTTTCTGCAACAGGTAATACATTTAATGCTGATGAAACAACTTTGGTGAATGATTACATTCAACCATTCTTAATTCAAACGGCATATTTCAATGCAATCCCTCACATTCATTATAGAACAATGAACCGTGGTATTGTTGAAGGAACAATGGAGAATGCAACATCTGTTGATTTGGAAACAATGAAATACCTAAGGACAATCCAAAAGCAACGTGCAGACTTTTATATGACACGTCTTCAAGATTATCTATTGATTGGTAAAGGAAATAACAAGTTCCCTGACTACGTAACACAATCTACTATTGATGGTATGATACCTGACCGTAGTCAAAAATACAATAACGGTATATTCTTGGCTAATACATCTCGTAAGGGATATAGTATGAGAAATATACAAAAGAATGGTATTTCAACTTATTCTGAGTTGGAACACGAAAACCCGCCTTGCGCTGATTGCTACTAATATGAGTACAGAAATATTAATGATTGTATCAAACGCCTTAACAGGTATTGCAGCCTTTTTTGTTGGTAAACGAAGAAGTGATGCTGAGACAGATAATCAGGTTCTTCGTAACCTTGAATTGTCTATTGGTCTTTATAAAAATATTATAGATGACCTTAAACAAGAAATACACGAACTTAACATTAAAGTTCAAGACCTTGAAAAAAGGGTTGAAGAACTTATGAAAGAAAATAAACATTTAAAAAAATATAACGGATTATAGATATGAACGTAGATTACATTTTACCACCACCTACAGAAGAAGAATTAAATTTGGGTTTCAAAGCAGATTATTATGAAAGAATAATTGATATGGATTTAACCAAAAAATATAAGATAACTGAAACAGAATTATATAGTTGGATACATCACAATTACTCTTCAATCTTTTTAACAAACGAAGAATTACCTCTTAATAAATTTAGAAAATTAATTAACAAATAATGGAATTAAATCAATTCATTTCAACATTAAAGCAATCTTTTGAACAAGCTGTGGTATGGCATCACCAGACAACATCGTTCTCAGAACATAAAGCATTAAATAACTATTATGACGAAATTGTTCCATTACTTGACGGACTTATTGAGAGTGTTCAAGGAATATATCCACGAATTGGTTCTTACACTTTGGTTAACCCTGTTGATTGGAGTGATGGTGTTTCCACCACTTATTTCAAAGGCTTGTATGAATTTGTTCAAAAGAATAGGTCAACTCTTCCACAACAAGAAACGTGGGTCCAAAATCAAATAGATGAAATTGCACAATTGATTGCAGAAACATTATATCAAATATCATTAAAATAATATTATATGGAAAATAGACTTGAACAAATAGTAAGATTAAGATTTGGTATCAAACCTGAACCAAAGGTTGAAGGTAAAGAACCAATTGACTTGGCAGCATATCCTTGGGATGAATGTGTTGCAGACCAAACAGAACGTTATGGTGATGAAGAAACCGCAAAGAAAGTATGTGGTGCAATCAAAGCAATGTACGGTTCAAAACAAGAAATGGAAATAACTCCAAATCCTTGTTGGGATGGATATGAACCAATCGGATTAAAAGATGATGGTTCACCTAATTGTGTACCAATCAAAGAAAAGATGGGTGTGGTAAAAGAAGGGTTTCCTGTTCCTTCTCCATCAGGAGATGAGGATGAGAACAAATTCATTTCACGTTGTATAAGTGAATTATATGACGAATATGGACAAGAACAAGCTGCGGCAATATGTTATTCCAAATGGAGAGAGAAATAGTCTTAAAATCAAAATATGAGAGTTTTAGGTATGTTTTGAAAAATAACTAAATGTACCTCTAACAAATGAAAAAGGGTCCCAATCGGGACCCTTATCTATTTAAAAAAATAATGTGTAAATTAATCTAAATCCAAAGTATAAAATGATAAATCCAAAAACTAATCCTGTGTAGTATAATATATTTTCTATTATATTAAGAATAATTTTCTTCATAAAAAATGGAGGGTGGAAAACGGAATAATCAAAATGGCACAATTGAATATAATAAAATGAAAATATTTAACCCCACCCTCCAATTATAAATATAGGCAAGAATTATAAAAAAATAAAGGGGAAATGGTACACCAGTCCAAATCCCCATATATATGTATATATAAACAAAAAACGATTATAAAGTTTCTTCAAACTTTGATTGAATGTGATGGTCAATTTTGTCCAACAAGTTTCCAATTTCTGCAGTGTAACCATTCTGACAATAATCTGTCAATACGTTTGTAATCCTAACAATTTCTTTTAAAGTTAAAGGGGTTCCAATCATTCTGCAATATTCACCTACGAATTTAAGAGTTGATTGTCTTACAATGCTTTCTTGATTTTTTTGGTAGTCTGTAGCCATTTTATTAAGTTTATTTGTTTATTCAAATTTACATAAAATCTTTGATAAAAAAAAATATTTGAGAAAATTTTGTCTTTTGATATTAAATGATTATATTTATTAATGTAGTGGCGTCTAACATTATACCACTTAAAGATTTTGGAACCCCTTTTGTTGAAGCGAAGTTAGACGCGTGGATACATTAGGGGTTTCGTTTTTAAAACCAAATATATGGAAAAAAAACGATTTTTGTTTTACACATCTTGGAGAAAAAATATTGATATGATGGATGATGTAGAACTACGCAGATTTATTAATAACCTTTGCAACTACGCTGAGGATAAACAGATTGACTTACCAACAAGAATTGAACAGATGGTATGGAACGATGTCGTTGAGGTGTTAAATCATAACGAAACAAAACGATTGAAGACTATTGAAAAAAGAAGTGAGGCTGGTAAAAAGGGTGGTGCACCTGTTGGTAATACAAACGCACAAAAAAAAACTGATGTAGATGAAACAAACAAAAACAACCAAAACAACCAAATGGTTGAATTACAAACAAAACAAACAAAACAACCTGAAGAGAGAAGTGTGTTAAGTGAAGAGTGTAAAGAGATAAGTGAAGGGTGTAATATGTTAAAAGATGTACGTAATAAGGTATTAGATATAATGAAACAAGTTATTGAAGATACAGATTTAACAGAAGAAGAAGTTATGAATTGGAAGATAAGTGATACCAGAGAAAAATTAAATTATATATTTGAAGATTATCCAAATTGGGAAAATGATTTTTGGGAATTAGGACTAGATGCATTTATTAGAAAGGCTTCATTCAAAAGTAATATTGAAATAAACTATATTGTATATGATACATTAAAAGCACATTTAATCTTGTAATGAAAATAATTAAAATGAATAACGATGATAAATTTGATATAGATTTATCTTCAATTGAAGCAAGAATAGATGATACAGATTTGTTTACTCCTGCGGAGAAACCTACTGTTGATGCAGTAAATAAATTTATCTCAACGAAACACGAGTTTAAGAACCAGCCATCAACTTTAAACACCAATAACTTCTTTGTTGAATATAAGATGCTAGTAAAGGGTAAAGAACATTATAGTGGCATACATACTAGTCAGGCGTTGTTGCAAACATATTCTGTTGGTGAAATGTTATTTTCCTTCCCAACTGAATTTATTAAATTTATCTATCTCAACAAAGCTAGATTGAATATTATGGATGCAAAGAAGAATGATACCGATTATATTGCAACTGGTATGTTAATTCCAATTGAATTAATTATAGATTTATATGGAAAATATAGAACCAACAAAGCCTTGAAAAAAAGGTAGGTTTTATATATATTTATTATTGTTCTAATAATAGATTGAATAGATTTTTAATCCGCAGGTAAGCTTCCATAAACCTGCGGATTTTTGTTAAATGGCCGATATTTATATATGATGACTTGTTCCAAATGTGGCGTTGAAAAGGATGAAAGTAATTACCAAAGGTATTTCCATTCAACACAAAACAAATGGAGAGTACGCAAAGAGTGTACTGAATGTTATTATAAAACCAGATTAAAAAGGAAGAACCCCGATTTGTACTATCAATCTAATCCCAATTACAAGAAGTGTATAACTTGCAATGAATGGAAAACTTTGGAAGAATATTATTTCCATCAGAAAGCTAAAGGTCTAAGGTTTAACGATTGTATTGCTTGTCACAGAAAAAAGGATAGGGAAGAAAGGGAAACATTCTTGGAAAACAATTGTGGTTCAACTCAAATATTATCCACTCCAAATGAATATTTTGACAAATATCAAAAGGGATGTGTTTTCAATCTAATGGAGTTATTGGGTTATATTTATAATGAAGATAGTGGTGTATGGACAAAACCTGGTGTAAAAGAAATAATTGATGGTAATATTGTTTTTTTAAAAGTTAAGAAGACAAAAAAAATTGGTGTATATAAAACTAAAATAAACCAAAAAACTTTGGAAATGATTATTGATTATAAACAAAGAGGATGGAATAATCAAAAGATTGCTTCAAAGTTAGATGTGAGTGACACAACTGTCTACAAATACTATAAAGAATGGAAAGACACGTTAAAGTAGGGGAGTTAGAAATACCAGTAGATTATTTTAATTTTAACAAAGAAGACAAGGAAATTTTGTGTAATGAGATTATTGATGCAATGTTACACATATTGGATAGACAATTAAGACCAGATTTAGATAGAATAAAGGTACTTGACAAATTACTTGAAAGTTCTATCATAACAAATCAAGAACTTGAACAATATGAGATATGTCAGGTATTGATGGATATTAGAACGTTAATTAATGAACAAGAAGATTGAGTGTTTCATCACCCGCAATTATTATCAACTATTGAATATTGCAATGAAAATAACCAAGAAGGATGAAGAAACATCTAGAGAACTTTTACACGAAGTATTTCTTCAATTGTATCAAAAAGATAAAATAGTTCTAAAACAATATAATGATGATAGTATAAAATACTACATCACCTCAATTATGAGGGTCAACTACTACTCACAAACATCACCATATCATTACAGAATTAGAAAGGAACGATTAACTTATTCAGAGTTATCTGAAGCAATGAATATGGAAGCAGAACAAGAAACGTTTGAGAGTGAACAATTATTCCAAATATTGGAAGAACAATATTCGGAACTAGATTGGTTTAGAAAATCAATCTTGGATATGTATCTAACACTAAATTCACTTAAAGCCGTTTCAAGAAAAACAACTATTCCCTTAACAAGTATTTCTCGTTATATTAAAGAAGGCAAAGCACAAATCAAAAATAACGTAATAAATAGATTAAATGATGAGTAGAGAAATTAAAGGAATTATCCACACAGAAAATCCTGCGGAACATTGGTCGTTCTTACCTATAGAAGGTGAGACCATCTTGGACCTTGGATGTGGAATTAATAATCAAGACTTTCTTCCAACACCGATGTATTGGATTGAAAAGAAAGCAAAGATGGTTTATGGGGTTGACCCAGGTCAAGATAGTTATAATTGGTTTAACCAAAACTTTAAGATTAAGAACTTTCTACCAATAATGGATTGGGTTGATAGAACTGAAAAGTTTGATTTATATTTATCAGCAACCAAACCATCGGTAGTTAAGATTGACGTGGAAGGTTCAGAGATATTCTTAAACGCAATTAAACCTGAGAATTTGGAGGGAGTTAGACATATTGGTATTGAATATCATAATCTTGCTTGTCTGTTATCCTGTGAACATTTATTGAGGGATAATGGATATGAATTAGATTATTATAAGTTCAATCATTTGGATATTGATTATCAAGGTGTTCTCCACGCACATAAAAAGAATGTAATAATTAAAAGAAGAGAAAATGGCGGCATCACCGATTAGAAGATATAAAAGACAACAAGATAGGGAGGCTAAGAAATTATTCAATAAGATTAGTCAACAAACCTTAGACCAAATTAATAAACAACCAAAAGAGGAAAGGGATAAACTATTGTTGTTATATAAACATATGTTAGAAGAAAAAATAAATAAGAAAAAAGAAGTAGAACAAAATGGGATGTAATTGTAAAAAGAAAGCTGAAGTACCACAACCAATACCTACACCTGTACCTGAAACACCAGAACAATTTCACGCACAGGAAATGGATAAGTACGCAAAAGAAATATCAGAAGAAACAATTGATTGGTTTAATAATATAGACACAATAAATCCGTTGGAAGATGAGTGAACTAGATAGATTAGAAAAACTTAAATTAAATTCAATAGAAAACCCTGGTAAACAAAAACGTGGGTGTAAATCTTGTAAGAAACCAAAAGAAGTAATAGTAGAAAAATTACCATTACCTTTTGAATTAGAACCATATATACCTTCAGTTGAAGATATAAAGAAAGCATATATTATGTTAGGTGGTCCAAAAGAAGAAGAAAAACCTTTCATTAAACAAGTATATGAAGCAATATTCAATGAAGAGTTTGATTTTAATTGTAGAAGTTGTGTACATACTCAAACAAGAATATTGAAGAATTATATAAACAATGAATTAAAGATTAAAATATAATGGAAGAAAAAAATAACAAAGGTGGAAGAAAATCCAATATTGCAACATATGAGGAACGTATCCCCGAAGCCTTAGAAATGATATTGTATGAAAAACTCAGTTACACCGAATTTAGACAACAAGGGGCAAAGAGATGGGGAATTACCGAACGTGCGGCTGAAAGTGTTTGGAAAGATTGCAAAGATAGACTTAAAGCAAGGTTTGATGAGAAGACGGAAGAGATTATCTCGGAACAGTTATCAAGGTACTTTGACCTTCTTACTCGGGCCCGCCTTGACAACAATAAAAGGGTGGAACGTGAAACCTTAGCGGATATAAATAAACTATATGGGTTGGAACAAAGAAAGATTGACATTACTTCCAATGGAGAACCTATCAGTATCAATATTAATTTAACAGATTAATTTTTTTTGTGATACATTACTCGTAAAACTTCGTTTTTGACTATGGTAGTAGACATTAAACCAACAAAAAGACAATCCCAAGCGTGGAAATACCTCACCGATGACCATACCAATATAATTTTATTTGGTGGTTCTGCTGGTGGTGGAAAGTCTTGGTTGGGATGTTTATGGATTACAACTTTATGTTTACAACATCAAGGTATAAGATGTTTGATTGGTCGTTCAGTTTTAACACAATTAAAATTAACAACACTTAATACCTTATTTGATTTGTTATCAAGTATGGGATTAAAATCAGGTGAACATTTTACATTCAATGGACAAAGTAATGTATTAACATTTTATAACAAATCAGAAATTATATTTAAAGATTTAGCTTACAACCCAAGTGACCCTAACTACGATAGTTTAGGTTCTTTGGAAATATCAGCAGCATTTATTGATGAAGCAGCACAGATTACATCACTTGCGTTCAGTATTGTTAAATCACGTATAAGATATAAACTAAATGAATATAATCTAACACCTAAGGTTTTAATGACTTGTAATCCATCAAACAATTGGATTAAGAAAGATTTTTATTTACCATTTGTTCAAGATAGATTACCTGAGAACCAAATATTCATTCCATCTTTACCGATGGACAACCCATACTTACCAGCATCTTATATAGAAATGTTGAAAGAGTTACCTCCACAACAACGTAAAAGATTATTGGAAGGTGATTGGAACTATATGGATGAAGTTGATAATCTATTTGATTTTGATAGTATATCCAATAGTGTGTTCTCAAATGTTCCAAAATCAGATGACAAAAAATATATCTCAGTTGACGTTGCACGTTTCGGAACAGATAGGTCTGTGGCAATCGTTTGGAGTGGACTGGTGGTCTTAGAAGTATTTGTCTATACCAAACTATCAACTGTGGAATTATCGTCCGAAATTAAGGAGTTAATTGCAAAGTATGGTGTACATCCAAATAATGTGATTGTGGATAGTGATGGCGTTGGTGGCGGAGTTTCTGATATTTTGCGTGGGACAAATTTTGTAAATAATAGTTCAGCGTTACACGGACAAAACTTTAGTAACTTAAAGTCACAATGTTATGTAAAACTATCTGAAATGTTTAAGGAAGGAAAGATAAGTTTAAACATTATGGAACCATCAATTGTGGAAGAATTAACACAGGAACTATTAGCAATCAAGCTAAAAGATATTGATAAAGATAATAAAGTGGCAGTTCAATCAAAGGATGAAATGAAAAAAGTATTGGGTAAATCCCCTGACTTATCTGATGCACTGATGATGAGAATGTACTTTGAAATAAAGAATATGAAAGCAACAGGAAGATATTCTATTGCGTTTGCATAAAATAATATATACATATATATGGTAAAATTTAAAATTGAAGGAAAAGAATATAAACTACCAGAGTTTATTTCTATTGAACATTACGCAAAGATTTATAAAGTTAAAGACTTATTCTCTGACGATTACTTTGCAGCAAGATTAGTTAGTATTGTTTCAGATGTACCCGTTAATAAACTTATGGAATATGATTTTCAAGAAGTTAATTATATGGCGTTAATGATAATGAATTTAATACCAAAGGATAGACCTAAGTTTGAAGATAGATTTGAATTGGATGGGGTTCAGTATGGTTTCTTTCCCAATTGGAAAGATTTAAGTTTTGCAGAGTTTATTGATATGGATACCATCTCAACCAAGAAGACGGATGAATTATTAAATATGTTACATATTCTTGCAGCAATTATGTATAGACCAATCGTTGAAGAAAAGTCAGAACACGACTTTAAGATAGAAAAATACGATGTAAATAAGATGCAGGAACGGGCGGAACTGTTCAAAAAGAAATTAGATGTAAGGTTCATTTTAGGTGCACAGTTTTTTTTTATGAAATTCGCAAGCAGGTTTTCGGGTTATACCCGACTATCTTTGATACCGAAACTTACAATATGGATGAAGATAAAACTCGTATGGAAGATGAGGAGATTGATAGCGGGTCAAATTTTCAAAAAGCGTTCGGTTGGTTCCTTGTCGTCAACAGAATTGTTGGAAACGATTTTACAAAGCACGAATTTGTCTACGAAAAGAAAGTAATGGAAGTACTCAATCAATTGAGTTTTTTAATCTCATATGATAGAGAACAAGAAAGACTTTTAAAGAAAGCTAAGGGACAAATTATATAATTTCATATAACAACACCAATTATTTTATATTTAAAGATAGGATGAACACAAGTTCAATTAATTATAAACAAATAGTAGCCGACTTAGGGTCAATCGCTTACCATCACCCACAGATACAATCTTTTGGGTTTGGTGACCTTGCGCAATGTACTAATGACATTATAACGAAGCAAGAACCCAAATATACAAGAATGTACGTTGTCCCTGGAGAGGTTAAATTAAATGAAAACCATCTCCATTATCGTTTCTCAATTATTATTATGGATAGAGTGGATGATGACCAATCAAATCAATCTGACGTTATGTCCGATACTTTGAGAACGGTTATGGATGTTTGGACTATTCTATTACAATCATATACTGCAGCACAAGGAGACTTTAGTTGGAATTTGGTTGTGGATGAGAACCCTGACATTTATCCTTTTATTGAAAGATTTGAAACAATACTTGGTGGATGGACATTAAATCTATCTTTTCAAGTTGCGTTTGATTATAACAGTTGTACACCACCAGTTATGGATGACTTTCAATTTCCTGACGATTTAGTTTTTAATAGTTATAAATATGTTTTGAGTGAGTTTCAAACTTTTGCAGACTTACACAGACAGATTAATTCATATGGATTTGGAGATATAGAACAATTAACAAATGACATAATAACCAAAAAAGAACCACATTACCCACGTATGTATGTTCTTCCTGATAGTACACACATTCAGACAGGACATATTCATATTGGTTGGAAAGTATTTTTTGTGGATAAGTTGAATAATGATATATCCAATTTTACAGAAGTATTATCTGACCAATTGGAAATTGTTAAAGACTTTTTTGCAAAGTTATATCTATCAGATTTTGAAGCAGGTTGGGAAGCAACAGTTACACCATATTATGAGAAAACGGAAACGATTTTATCAGGATGGATAATTGATTTTCACTTTATTCAGAAAGCAAATTATGATAGATGTGTACTTCCTGAAACATCATTTATCAAAGGACTTACTTGGGCTGAGGTTGCACAATTATGGAAAAACGTTTCAAAAGACTGGAAGAACGTATAACAAAAAAATATTTATATATAAACTATGGGTCAACTTACAAATCTATATGTATCACAATCCTATCAGGGATTATTAAAAATGACCAACAGTGCAACAGGTGTAACAACATCATTACAAACTGTTCAAACTGGTGATGGTGCAGATACACCATTACAAATAAGTCAAACACAAGTTAACATCTCAGGTTCATTAACCGTGAATGGGGGTCCAATATCTGTTGATACAGGTTCTTTGGTAACCACATCATCATTCAATGCATATACAGGAAGTAACGATGCAAGAGTTAATTCTCTTATTGCAGCAACAGGTTCTTACGTAACTGAAACCGAAAGCGGTTCATTTGTTACAAGTGTGACAGGTTCAAGTGCAACAGTTACTGTAACCAAAGGTAATGGAACAACAAATCAATTTACAATTAATAATGTTCAATCATCATCGTTTGCAACTAATTCAACTTCAGCAAGTTTTGCACAGAACGCATTATCCGCATCTTATGCACCATCAAGTGTATTACCATCAGGTGTAGTTTCAGGTTCAGCACAAATTTCAGCACTTGGATTTGCAATAACAGGTTCCAATAATTTTGTTGGTGACCAATTTGTTTCAGGTGGTGTATATATATCAGGTTCAGGTGAATTAAGAAAGAAGGGTGGTACATTTAATGTACAAAATGATGCTGGTACAAATTACTTTACAGTAAACACTGCAGCAGGATTATCAGAAGTTACAGTACCATTTAATGCAACATCAGGAATTACTGTTACAGGTTCAGTTAATATTCAAGGTAATATCAGTGCAACATCTGCATCGTTCACATATGTAACAACAACTTATGAAACCGCTTCTGTAATTTATTCAAGTGGTTCAAACCAATTTGGTGATGCATCAAATGATACACAAACATTATACGGTACAGTTAGATTACCAAACGGACCTTTAAATGTAACAGGTAGTGCGTTATTTAGTGGTTCGGTTGGTATTTGGTCAGGTTCTTATTTAGAAACTGATGGTATAACAAATTTCGGTCCTGGTGAAGATATTGAAATTGCACCAAAAAGTGCGGCTGATGTTATTGTTAATCTTACTAATTCAACTGATAAATTTATTGTAAAAGGTCAATCAATTCCTTTTCAAACTTTAATGGAAGTTACAGGTTCTTTATCTGTAACAAATGGTATTACTGGTTCTTTATTAGGTACTGCAAGTTATGCATTAAATGCAGCAACCGCATCATATTTTAATGGTACGGTAGCTTCAGCATCTTATGCAGTTAACGCTGACACGGCTTCAATTGCACGTGATGTAATTGTTGTTGGTAAGTGTAATAACGGTGGTGGTTTAACAAGAGGAACAGTTGTAAGAATAGTTGGTGCAAATGGTGACAATCCATTATTTGATAGTGCAAGTTGGACTGATGAAACAAATAGTGCTAATGTACTTGGTATGTTATCAGAAGATGTTGCGTTTAATGGATTTGCAAACGTGGTTGTATTGGGTAAAGTATTAGGTTTAAATACCAATGCTTACACACCATCAACAAACTTATACTTAAGTTCATCAGGTCAATTTACATCAACAGTTCCAACAGCACCATCTCAATCAGTTAGATTGGGTCAGGTAC